ATTGTAGTTCCTTCTGCCATTGGCGGAACAGGAAATGGTGTTGCTTATTCTGCCGCTGTTGATAACGGTGACGGAACTCACACTATTACTATTGCGCCTGATGCCCTCGGAGCCGCCGAAGCAGGCACTATCTATGCGGAAGCCGACAAAGCCGGGACAGGTGCTATAGTTAAAGAAACGGCTGTTCCCGCCGGATTGTTGTGGCATGATGTTGTAAAGGAAGATGGCGACACCGTTGGAACTGGCGCTGTCGTTGATGCTGGACGAGTCTTTGAAGATAGAATCCCTGCTATCCCCGCAGCCTATAAGAGACATTTGGAATACGTTGGAATTAAATTTGAGAAAGGAATCTAAGCTATGTGGACAGGAGAAAAATCATTTTATGACATTTTAGCTATGGCAGCGGGTAGTTCTGATTCCTACACCCTGCAAGCATTCGTTGACACGTTCAAAGACCAGTACAACAAGCTGGACACATCAGGGTTCGCGTTTGCTCCCATGCAGCCCGGATTCTCTTTCGAACAACTGGAAAAAGAGTACAGTATCAATGCTATGGCAACATACGTTGACCTGAACTCTCCCGGTACCCCCATCTCTTTCGAGGGCGAGTCTCTCTCCAGGGGAAAGATACCGAGAATGAAAAAGTACGCCGCATTCGACGAAAACCAATATCGCCAACAGCTTATTCTTAATTCTATCCAGCAGGATTTCAGGGTTAACGCTCAACGCACCCTGCTCGGAGCGGTAAAGAAGCTGATTGATGCCCACACCAACTCCCTTACTTATCAGAGACACCAGATGGTGTCGACTGGCAAGCTGGAGTTGACTGAAGACAACAACGCCGGCGGATTCAAGGCAACCGTATTTTCGGCAAACATTCCGGCTGCAAACAAGGTTGAAAAAACCGGAACTGCACGGTGGTGGTATGATGACGGTGGTAGTTACGCCGAAGGTTCAACTGCCGACCCCATTGCCGACTTGAAAGCTCTTGCTGCCGCAGCAGAAGAAAAAGGCTCCGCCTTTCACTTCGAGGTTGACAAGCTGACATTCAAGAAAACCCTTGCACAGACATCTGTTGTCAAGGCTATCGGTTATCACATGTTCCCGGCAGCCGCTTCAGACGATATCGCTTCAAACGTTGCAAAGAACGCCGGCGAAGAGGGTAGAAAGGCAGCTCTCGAAGCAATCATCGGATTCCCAATCAAGGTTATCGACAGTCTCTCTCGTGTTGACAAGTACGACAAGTCTAAAAAGGCTGTAGTTGGCACTGACGTAAGGTCTTTCGCTCCCGATGTGTGGGCGCTTGTTCCCGACGGTCAGATTGGAGAAATCCTTTCCGTTGTTCCGATAAAGGTTGACCCGCAAGGCATATATGCCGACTACTACGGTGGTCGCCTGCTCATGTCTTACGAGTATAAGACCATGTTGAAAGAACAGCGCATCGAAACTGAGATGACTGCTTTGGTTGTACCTGACAAGCCCAAGTACATGTGGATTTTGAAAGTAACCGCTAACTCTTGATGATATGACTATTTCCGAGTTTTTAAAGGGCAGTTTTGATTTCACATTTTCGGATGCGAACATCCTTACTGTCCTTACTCGGAGAGGTGTCTCCGCTGACGAGCCGTTTGAAAACGTAAGCGAGAAAATCAGGGATTTGGCAACCGCCGACCTGTACATGATTCTTGCAAGTGCGGCTTCTGGCGGTGGCAGAAGGGTTCAAAAAGGAAATAGGAGCGTGAGTGAGCGCACCTACCAGTTTGGGGTATATGACAGACGTGCGTTCAGGGAAATGGCTAACCATCTCTACGCCAAGTGGGGTGAAAGCGCCTCCGTCTCCTCGTCCGCACGGTTTGTCCATTTAAGAGGGGATTGACGATGGTGGATTATCCAGATTCATGTGTTATAGGTCGCTCTACGGGCGAAGTGGACAGCAACGGTGTTGAGACTTTCACCGAATTGTATAACGGTGTATGTCTGCTGGAAATATCAGGACAGACCAGATACGATGGCTTCCAGTTCGAGCACGAGCCGATACTTTTCATTCCAGTGAACAACGTGATTTTCGAGATTAACGACAAGGTTACGGTTACCACATGGAACGGGAGGGTGACAACATACACTGTAAAGGATTGGGAGGCTATCTACGACGCTGATTTCCCCGAGTTGAATGACACCTGTATATGGTTGAAAGATGGCACAAATTGACTTTAAGGAGTTCTACAGGGATATAGACATGTTGACCGAAAATATACTTGTCGATACGGCAGAGGCCGTGATAAGGTATATCGAAAGTTCGGACGTAATCCCCGTTGACACCCACAACTTGAAAGACAGTACGGGCGTCGGGGTATATCGCAGCGGAACACTGAAGAAGTTTGTAATGCCACGAAAGGCGAAAGAGCCACGGATAATCAACTGGGTGGCGATATGGGGTGAAGACATGATAGACCACGTTCTTAACACGGGCATGAGCAAATACGGAAATGGAGACCACATCGTTCTGTTCTCGTCAATGCCCTATGCGGAAGATGTTGACAGCAGCGCAAGAAACAGTGGGTTCTTCACCGACATGCTATCTACTGAGTTCGAGCTTATTCTCGATGAAATAGTAAAACTATACGGGAGGAAATCATGAAGTTGTCCGACATTAACCCTACTGGCGTTTTGAAACAAGTCCTCACCGACTATGGAGTGACACAGAAAATCTATACTGGCGACAAACCTACAAGTGGGTTGCCAGACGAATACATTGAACTGCGACAGAATGGCGGGTTGAAAACCAACCTGACCAAAATGGGCTTGGTGCAGGGATATGTTCTCTTATCCATCAACGTAAAACTACTAACCACGGGTGGAAGAAACACCGTGCGGGAAAACATCATCCTATCGACATTTGACGGGCTTTTCAAGGATGGTGCGGCAGTGAGCAGCGATGGATACGTATTTTCTCTCGACCCTGGAAACATCGTCTATTCCGGCGGTGGTATTTACGAGGGGTACAGTACAAAACTAATTAACATAACTTTTAGAAAATCATAATTATGGCAATAGGTAAAATTGAAGCATTAAACAAACATTTTGTTGGACAATCCGACATTATAATGTTTGACAAGCCTAGGGACTACGCAACGGCTAAATTGTCCACACTGACAAACCCCGAATCGCTGGGGCACATCAAGCTGGACAGCACAAGTTTCACAGGAGAAGCTGCCAGCCTTGAACCGTTGAAAAACGAGAAGGGCAAGACCTACTACAACCTGGCTACCGAGGGTACGTTCGGGTTTGAGTTCTTCGCGGCATCCACATCAAGTGAAATGTTAACAGAGTTCTTCGGGGCTGAAACCATCACCGACTCCTTTACGGGTGTAAACGGAATACCGACGTCTGCAACCGTTCTCGGACTGATGCACAAACCCGCTGTTCTGGAAAGACCGATAATGATTGTCAACGACACGGCAGACCGCTCCATCATCATTCCAAGAGCGAAAATTGTCGCCAACCTTGAAATGGACGGAAAGGAAGTTGGTATTCGTGTGAATGTTTCCGCAGAAGCTATCGACACGGAAAACCTGAAAACGGTAATGTTCGTAGAGGGAGAACTTGCTTACACTTAATTAGGGCGGGGGTTGATTCCCCCTCTCTTTTGACTTTTTTATTATGGACGAAAAAGACCTACTAAAGATTGCGCACAGGATTGAACGGGGTGACAAGAAGTCTGTCACTGTTCTCGGCAGGACATTCAGGATTGGAGACACCAAGCGGAATATCCTCAATAAGATAAACGACATCCAGTTAAGGGTTAAGTTTTACAGCGAGGACGAAAGTGTGAAAGGAATGAGGAAGAGGCTGAGATTCCTTAACACTGCCGATGCAAGGATTGCCAGTCTGCTTCTATTGAACGGATGGGCTAACATCCCCTTACTTCATGCTATTCATTGGCGTATCATAAACAGGTTGTACACGACCGAAACACTTAGCGCTATCTTGGCTACCGGGTTGAACGATAACGAGACGGCTTTTTTTTTGAAGAATTGCGTGCTCGCGGAAAACACGTTGATGGCAAGGCTGATGATGATAAAAACGTCATAAGGAGCAAGTTTCAACTATCGCTTGATAACCCTACCATGATGGAGATTTATCCCTATGGCGGGGTTTTAGCTTTTTTAAACTACCACTTCATCGATGGGGTAACAAAACAGAACCTGATGCTATACGACAAGACGAGATACATATACGGAGACAAGAAAGCCATACAGAAATCGACCACAAGGACATCGAGCGAAGATGCCAAGAAAAAAGTGGCACGTTTCGGTATCGGTATCGAGAGCGACATGGACAAGGTAAGAAAAGAAATAGGAGATTAAAACATGTTAGAATACGGCATAAACTTTAACACGAAAGACGGTGCTGCAAAGGCACAAAAGGAACTTGAGGCCTTACACAAGAGGTGGCAGAAGATTTTCGACGAAGCCCCGCTTACCGTTAAATTCAGTAAGATAGATTTTGACAAGCTGGTGAGAAGCGGGAGCATGAACAAGATAGCCAAGGACGCACAGTCTATTGGTGAACAGATTCGCAAGATGCGTGCAGAGTTCAGGGGACTTACCGTTGACGAGGCAAGGGCTGGCGCAGGCTCGAATATTATCGAGAGGTACAGGAAGTTGAAAGCCGAAGCTGGAATATATGCAGGTACTTTAGATCAGGCGGTAAAAGCACAGGATAGGCTTGCCGCTGAATCAGACAAGGCAACGGGTGCTATCCGGCGACAGAACAGGGAGTTTAAGAAACAATCGGAAGTTTTAACGCAGCTGAAGTCGTATGCCATGAACTTCTTATCTGTTTATGCGGGCATTAGGATGATAAAAAACCTCGCCACCATCACGGGTGAGTTTGAGATGCAGAAAGCCTCAATACAGGCAATCCTTCAAGACGCAGAGAAGGGCGCTGCGATATTCGAGAGAATCAAAAAACTTGCCGTTACCTCTCCGTTTCAGTTCAAAGACCTTATTTCCTATACCAAGCAGTTATCTGCGTTTTCTGTTCCTTATGAAGAACTGTACGACACGACCAAGATGCTCGCCGACCTATCCGCGGGTCTCGGCGTTAGCATGGAACGGTTAATCCTTGCCTATGGTCAGGTTAGGAGTGCAGCTGTCTTACGTGGGCAGGAATTGCGCCAGTTCACAGAGGCGGGGATTCCCATTGTAGAAGAACTCCGGCAGAAGCTATCCGAAGCGAACGGGGAACTTGTAACCACAGGTGAGGTATTTGACTACATCTCCGCAAGAAAAGTGCCGTTTGAGATGGTGCGTGACATATTGGTCGAGATGACCTCGGAGGGTGGCAAGTT